ACTAACTCTTCTCCGATTGTAAGCTCTTTGTCTAGTACAAGAGTAGCTTCAGAACTTCTTCTTACAACCTTCTTATCAAGAAGATCAGTAGAGGTTACTTTTGCAAGGTCACCAAGGTCTCCCTCTAACTCATATATAACGTGGTCATATAAACCATTTATCATATCAGCAGGGTCGGTTACTGTCTTCCGTAGTAGTTGTGGAAGCTCTAACTCATTCCAAACCCACTCCCAATATTCTGTATCTATAGTAATTACTCCCGTCGCTACTTTAGAACGATGGAAACTAGTTGTCATAGGACTACCAGGGTACACTATATTTTGTTGACAGTTTGAGTGAGAATGCAAATCCCCAGCAAAAACTATTGGAAATCGTTTAAATCTATCTAAATCAACCTCTGGAGTAACGTGAGGAGGTATTTCTCCGCGTACATGAGTAAACACGGGTAGAGACTTATTTAGCATTTCTATAGAGCTTTTCTTGTGTAAATCACAATAAGGCAAAATACTAAAGCCTCTCTCGTCCTCGAAAGCTTCATCTATCACATAGACTAAAGGGTTGAGCGAGTTAGTAACTTCTTTTAAGGCTGTGAAAAACGTTTTATTCTTTTTCGTAGCCTCATGATTACCGTCATAGATAATCGTTTCTATATTACACCCCTTTACAAAGGTAAAATATAGTTCTAGTTCTTCTATTGTTGGTACTCTGTCGAATAGGTCGCCGCCAATAATATGCAAATCAGCATCGTCTTCCAAGATATGAATCTGGTGGAAGAATGAATCATAGCGAGCACGCGCCCAATTAATGGGCACGTTTTTCTGACCTAATTTAATATGCCAATCGGCAGAGAATAGAATTTTCATTAGGCAACATCCGCCAACTTAAAGGTATCTTTAGCGATAATAGAAGTAATAACATTATACCCATCAAATTCTTCAGGAGATTGTTTGTGGTTTTTAAAATCATTTATGCCAAAGTGCTTAGTATCCGTAAATTTAGGAGTAAGCTTTCTTTTTACTTTTTCTACGGTTTCTATTTTTCTATACATTAAACTAGACTGGCCTGCGGTTGGGATAGCATATAGGACAATTACTTCTGGATTATGATAAACGTAGTCTATAATAGCAAATCGAGCGCTATTATAGATAAACTGCGCTCTATGCTGACTTATATCATAGTCTCTCCATTTTATGTAAATATCCCCTTCTTCACTTTCAAGTTCAGGATTTTGATCACTATCGGGCTGCCATCTATTATCGTGCATTACCCAAACAGTTTTATATCCTACTAACTTGTAGTCCTCGTTTCTCTCTTTCCAATCTTTAGCAACGTTTTTTGATTTTTGTACTTCAATAATTAATTTCAATTCTTCAAGCACAATATCTGCCTGGCGATACTTTTTATATCCTCCAGGTGTTTGAATACGTTTTTCTGTGCTTACAGCGTACCCTTGATTTTCAAAAGCTCTTGCTAGATGATTCTGAGTATCATTATGCCAGTTTTTATAATTAATGTCAGTTATCTTTTTGTTAATTATCATGCAACATCAAACTCATCTTCAATACTTTCATCAGTATTAGAGTCTGCTCCAGCTCCGCCTACCATAATTCTCTCAAGAAGTTCTTTTTGAGCATCTGGAGTAGGTCGGGTCAGAAGCTCGTCAATAGGAGTAGCAGCCGCTACAACTTCTTTCTCGTCGTCTGTTAGGGGGCGAATAGCTTTCTGACACTTTAAGGTTTGAAGAGTGTACTCAACATTGTATACGTTAGGCCCAGTCTTAACACGCTTAAAGTGAATGTCCCAACCTGCTTCAATGTCAGTAGGATCGCCCAAATCTTCAGCGGCTACAAGAATCTGATCCATCAATTTTTTCTTTAGATTAAATACTTTAGCTTTACCATCAGCAGGATCTATACACTGCACAGAGTAAGACCAGCCACACTTCAAATCGGGAAAGAATTCACGAACCCAATCTTTTTCTTGGTTTACAAAAGCTTCTTTTTCTCGGTCAAAAGATAAGCACTCCATAGGAATGTTTTTATCGTTTTCGCCTCTTACCCAGTAGATATATCGAGGTAGAAGATCTCCGAAAAGACGAACACAGTTGTCTCCGTTTTTATAAGTGTACTGCTCTAAAGAGCTTTTCTTAGCTCCCCCAGCGGATGAAGTAAATTTAATACCCATAGTTTTTCCTTTTAATGCGTGACTTCTTCCCAGCAGAAGTATATAGTATCTTCTACTCGGGTAAGTAGTCTGTGGTTGTCAATAAGTTCAGCAGAAACAGGCGATAATAGCATGTCTAAGCTGCGTTTTCCTGTGGCTTGATATTCAGCATAGCTGCGAAAACTAGCGAGTGCCACATACTGTGCTAGTTCCGTGTCACCATACGTTCTACGATTGGTGATAATCTTTTCTGGATGCAATAGAAAGCTATCGCCTGACCAGTCTTTCTGAGCCAAGCTATAAATAGAGTCAGACCGATTTCTCGGTAAAGTGGGGTATGTTATATACGCGATTAATGTAACTATATCAGAAGATTTTCCTTCTGTATACCGATACATTTTTGCCCAATTATAAAAAATCACTATTATTTCTCGAAGTCAGACCGTATATTATACAGGAAACATCTTCTTTTGTCAAGAATTATTTTTCTTACATGTCTTTAAAGAATACATCATATTGTTGTTGTAGATAATGTCCTAAGCGTAATTTTGCTTGCTTCTCAGCAGTCTTGCCTTTTAGGTTTATGTCTACAACTACAGGGTCTTTCTTTCCTGGATATTCTCTAATAACTCGTCCTACTAACTGAGTTAAGAGAGGTCTGTTGTTCACTGGAGTGGCGAGTATTAGACAGCTAAGCGGATTAACACTAATACCTTCTGAGAAAATACTTTGAGTCCCTAAAAGAATGTCTACCTTTCCACTTTGAACTCGTTCTATTTTCTTATCTCTCTCAGCGAGAGGCACCTCTCCAGTAATCAATTCACAATGTTCTCCTAAAGTTTCTTTCACTCTTTTCAGAAAATATACTCTATCTGAAAGAAGTAACACTTTATGACCCTTTTTCCTGTATGCTGCTGCCAAAAAACATATAAGTTTTCCGTACTCTTCTTGGCTTACCAAATCATTAATTCGATTAGCCCAAGGTATTTTAGCACCATCCATAAAACGTATTTTAGTTTGAATTATGTCTATAGAGGGTTGCATGTAGTTTTCTTTGGGCGGAGTAAATCTCTTATGTCCAAAGTAGTCAGGCATCATTACATGCCTCCCATCTTTTCTTTCCACCGTACCGGATAAGCCTATTTTATATCGAGCGTAGCTAGAGTCTACTAGTCGATTAAATGTATTTGCTGGTATATGGTGACACTCATCTACAATTAGCGTTCCGAAAGTTTTAGTAATCTGTTCTTTGATTTTATACAAAGTCTGCACATTACCGACAACGATCGGAGCACTAATATTGTATTTTCCTGACCCTATAACACCAGGATCTATGCCAAAGACTTTTCTTATTTCCTTCTCCCACTGAGTTCTTAGTGCTACAGTGTGTGTAATGATTAGAGTCTTTTGCTTTAGCTTTCCGGCGATTGCGAGCGCTGTGAAAGTCTTCCCCCAAGATACAAAAGCATTGATAACAGCATTGTCGTCAAGCTGGTCATAGACTTCTTTCTGGCTTTTTCTGAGGTCAAACTTAAACTCAGGAAAGTCTACAGGAACTTCTATTCTTTTATCTTTGATTTCATATCCTGGGGGAATAAGATCGGTTCTTCCAACAGGTATAGAGATAAGATTACTATTCAACCTTCTCAAATTTTTTACATACTGAGGAGGAGCATCTCTTCTATAGCTCTCTATTTTATATGTAAGTGCCTTATCAATATCCGCAAGAGCGGAAGGCTCTATATCCATATAAATTCTATTGGAAATAACCGCTTTCAAGTTTTAGTCCACATCTCGTCTTTTAAATTTCTTTCTTGTCTTTCTTTTCTTATAGTAACTTGGAAATTTTCGACATCAACTAGTCTTCGCTGTAGCATCTCTACCCTGCTTACCAGTTGGTCTATTTTACGTTCTAAGCTCTCCATTTCTATATTGCTTTTCATTGTACACCTTCTTTGTATTTTTGTACCAAGTAGTTTTTTACAAAATCACTCCTTACAATATCATTAATCCCAAATTCAATAAAATCAAACTCATCCATATTTTTTATAATTTGTATAAAGTCTTTTAAACCACTATTTCGTAAATCTGTTTGGAAAAAGTCTCCACAAAAGATAATTCTACAGTTTTGCCCGACTCTTGTAATAATGCTATCAAGTTCATGAAAAGTCATATTCTGACATTCATCTACGATTACAACTGAATCGGAAAAAGTAGTTCCACGAATATAAGAAGTGGTTAAAAAATTTATAATCCCCTTCTGTTTCATTTGTCCGTAAGGATTGTCTCCTCTAGAAAATAACTCTGACATAATACTAACATAAGGATTTTCATAGACTTTAGACTTTTCATCTTCTGTTCCTGGAAGAAACCCCATCTCTCTAGTAGGTACGGCACTCCGAACCAGTAGAATTTTATTATATAAGTCTTTTTGTAGATCATCTAAAGCAAGATACAGAGAGATATAAGTTTTCCCAGTTCCTGCACATCCATGAAGCATTAAATGCTTATCAGACTCAAATACATCTAACTGACTCTTTGTCAGCGGTTCAATTTCTTTTAAGTAAAAATTAAGGCTGGACAGTACGTCCTTTTTCCTTCTTGGCATTAAATTTTCCTTTTTGCATTTGGTTCCCTATTTTCAGAGAAACTATACAATAGCCAGGGGTGCTCATCTATATAAAGAATTTGCGCCCACTCTTTTCCTAAAGGAGGTCTACTAATCGCGAACGGAAAGTTTACCTCACTAACCCAAACAATAGTGTGAGTATCTTTTAACTCTTTTTTCTTTATCTTTCGACTTATGAGAGTTGCAAACTTTGTTTTTTCATAAGAGAAAGGATTACCCTCGTTATCTATGAGATAGGGAGGGTTTTCCTTTACAAGGTCTAAAAATGTCTCATAAGTTTTAGATAGCTTCTTTAGCTTGTGTGGCGTTTGAAGCCTTCTTTTTCCTATAGTATCTCCAGACTGGTTTTTATCGTCTACTACTAGCTCGTCCAAAAGAAGAAGTCCGTCTCTCAGGTAAAAATCTTCACTAGGAAGCGCATACACGGGAAATTTTATTCTTCTCAGTATCTCCTTAAACGTTAAAGAGATAACCATATTTTTTCTCGAACTTGCCCATAGAGTAGTCCTCTCCAACTTCAAAATCACACCCTATAGGAGCACCGGAAATATAAATACCCCTGTCTTTTTGAATCTCTTGCCTAAGAATTTCTGAGTATTCATCGATTTCATCCAAAGGTACTTCTGCGAGAACAGAGTCGTGTACCAGAGCGAAAATTTTACTTTTCATTCCTTTCTGCTTTATGCGAGAATGAGCTTCTGTAGCACCGATAAGATTAATATCCGAAGCGGCAGATTGCACCAAGAAATTAAGTCCTGAGCGAACAGCATGACCCTGTACTCCTTTATTATCAGAGTTTACGT